GGTCAGAAAAAATACGCTGGTATTATTATTAGAGCTCTTACTCGTAAGAATAGATTTATTAAACAATACTTAGAAGGTGAAATGTATCTATCTTTCGCTTCTGGTTTAGATAGATACTATGGTTTAGTTGACTTGGCTGTAGGGGTAGGTGCTGTAATTCAAACTGGCGCTACTTATCAGCTTGAAGATGGTACTAAGCTAGGTTATTATAAGAATTGGAGAAAGGATACTAAACTATGGGAAGAGACTATCCTACCTAAAGTAGAAGAACGAATTGGTAGAGAGTGGTCCTATGGTAATGAAGAAGAAGAAGCTCCAGATGAACTTGGATTAGAAGATTTAATTAATGATGAAAAAGCTAGTACTGACTCTTAGTGGTGGAATGGACTCGTCTGTGCTGTTATATATGGCGCAAGATAGAGGCTTTGAAGAAATACATACTATAACCTTTGATTACGGTCAAAGACATAAGCGTGAACTTAGTTGTGTTAATAAACAACTTGATAATTTTGCTAGTCGATATGGGGATTGGGTAAATTTAAAAGTAACTAATAAAGTTCTCGATGTAAATTATATTAGAGACATATCTCCTACTTCATCTTTAACTAATAAGGATATCGATAATCCGGATATTAGTAATATGGCTGGAGACGCGCAACCTGTATCGTATGTACCGTTTAGAAACTTAATGTTTTTATCTATTTGCTCAGCTTATGCTGAAAGTGTAGGTGCTGATACGGTGTGGTATGGTGCTGCTCAAGTAGATTCTTTAGCTGGTTATTGGGATGGTAGTGAAGAGTTTGTTGATACAGTTAATAACGTAACTGATCTTAATAGAGAGAATAGAATTAAAGTAGAAGCTCCTTTACTTGTAATGTCTAAAGAAGATATCATCAAAGAAGGTGTTAGATTAGGAGTTATTTTTAACGATACCTGGACCTGTTACTCAGATAGGGAAGATGGTTTAGCTGATGCTACTACACCTTCAAGTAGTATGAGAGTAAAGGGGTTCGTTAACGCAGGCTATAAAGATCCTGTTAAGTATCTACAGCAAGATAAAATCGAAGAACTATATAAGGAAAACGAATGTGTAAAATGTGCTTAGAGACCGTATCGTCTAAGCTCTTCTAACTGCCATTGTGTCTTTGGCTTGTATTTTTCTTTAAATGACTGATTTTTAACTGCAGTTTTCTTATTACGTTTATCAGAAGCTGATTGCTCAATAAGATATGCTGATGTATTAGTCTTGGGGGATTCAAGCATTGGTTGCATTACTATACTTTCCTCATCTTCCGGTGATACAGCATGAATCTGATCTGGATAGAGAATATGATCTCCTCCATCTTTATCAGTACCCATATAGACTGGTCTACCTTTCATATCAGAATCAGTATCTATCTCGTCTATATGAACCACTTCACCGTAGTTAGTAGTAACCATTGATCCTACTTTAATTTCCTCATCACTTGCAAGACGACTAATACCTTTATCAGCAGCATCAATAACTTTGTCAGCACCTTTCATAACCGCTTTACCAGCAACCCTAAGACCTTCACCGCCAAGTTCAGCAGCAACTCTCCCAGTTTCAATTGCAGCATCTTTAGCGAAATTACCAATTCCTCTTGCAACCTTCTTTGCCGTTTTGCTTTTAGCAGCTTTAACTAATCCCCTACCTGCAGCTGCAGCGAGATTACCAATACCTTCTTCAACAACATCAACCTTAAAACGATTATCTCTATCTTTTTGCTCAGTTAAGTAAGCTGCAGTAGTACTCTCTACCTGAATTACCTCTTCATCTTCATCCGAACGAAGTTTTTTAATCATCCTTACATCATCTTTAGCAATATGACCTTTAGCATGAGCTACATCTACCGGATCTTCTCCGTTAAGTTTCTTAATAGCATGCTTCTTTTTATCATCGTCTACAAGAGCTGCTAGTACCTCTTCGTAGTCGTCAGGTACATTTTCATCTGATTGTGGTCCGATATCAAAGTCATCAAATTCATTATCTTCTACTTCATTAATATCTTCTTCGTACTCATTAGCAGGGCCTTCTGGTTCCATAGGCTCTGGACCCTCTTCATAATCTTCATCTTTGTACTCTACTGGACCATCAGAACCAGTAAACTTAACTCGAATACGTTCTTCAGGAATGTTACTATCCATGTCCATAACAAGACCTTTAAGCTTATCTTCGAACTGTGCCATCCTGGCAGCATCACCAAAGAAGCCAGTAGGTGCTTCAATATTAACACCAGCACGAGTAACTTCAGCTTTCAACCCAGCTTTTATTCCTTGCTTGTTTAAGTAGTCAGCAGCTTGTTGTGATACTGCATTCTTAACACCTGCATCAATACCATCAATAAAAATGTCAGCTTCATCAAAGTCTAACTCAACTTTCTCAGCTTCACCATCCATTAATCCCTTAGCTAAACGAACCTCTGCACTTACTTCATCTTCTAACTCTTTGGCTTCAGCATCATCTGGTACCTCGGTATCAACTTCAGCCTTCTCATATTCTCCTCTAGTAACATTCTTAACTGCAAACGGTAATAACTGATCAATATTATCTTGAACATATTTTACAACCTCTTCACTACCTGGATTGTCACCATCAAATAATTGTGCATGAACTTTAGGAGCTAGATCCTTTAAAGTATTAGTAATATAAGAAGAGGATGTAGCTTTTCTTTTTAGGGTTGCAGCAACATCATCATCTAAAAGATCCATTTGTACTAAAGCACTAATGAGAATAAGATTTTTTACCCTCGAAGTAGCACTTAACCCTTTACCATCTTCTGATCTAAACTTTTTCAGTTCAGGTCCTAAGTTAGCACCTTTTACCATAGCTTTGTAGGTTTTTTCTTCAAGCAACTCTGATCTGTTGATTAAATCATTAAAGGAGTTATAATTGTCGTAAGTATTAAAGGAACTCATATAATATATTTATACCTATGAAGCTGAATTATAAGGATTTTAATGAAATGTCAGATAAACAATTATGTAAACTACCAGGTGTAGGTAAAACTACGGTAGCTCGTATTATAGGTTTTCGTCCTTTTAGGACTAACGACGACCTATTTAGAGTAAAAGGACTTGGTAAAAAGACTCTTGAAAAATTAGGCATTGAAAAGACAAAGAAAAAGAAGAAAAAGTGGTTTACTATTGATGGTGTAGATTATCCTGACTATAGTTTAGCTAAGGATACCAAGTATGGTAATATTGATTTATTTTGGAGAATACCAAAAGAACGTCGAAAAGCTATAGCTGAACCTTCTGAATGGGTTTTAAGAATGAGACGTATCAGTGAGCGTATTAGAGAGGAAGGACCTGAAGGTATTATGAATAGGTATGTAGATTATTCATATATGTGGGAAGAAGGGTTTAAGTTTGACTGGGAAGATTGAAATATAAATATATTATATTAAAATAGTGTATGTGTGCTATCTTTGGTTCTTTTAATACTTCTATGTTTGAAGTTTTGTATGAAGCTAATAAACAAAGAGGTAATTTTGCGAGTAGTATTGTTAGTCTGACAGAAGATGATCAATATATTAAGAAGAAAAAAGGCGATATAGATTTTGATAAGTATACTCATCAACCTGATACCTTTTATTACCTAGGTCATGTACAAGCTCCTACTTCAGCAGTAAGAGTTTGGAACTATGACTCTTCGCATCCGTTCGAAACTATGACTTGGATGGTAAGTCACAATGGTGTTCTTACTAATCATAAAAAACTTAATAAAATTTATAGTCTATATTGTAGTGTTGATACTGATACTATAGTAAATCTGTTAGAGTTCTTTACGCAAGCTGAGCATAAAAAGAACAAGCTAACTATTAATACAAAAAAGATAGTTAAAGATACTTTAGAATGTTTATCCGGAACTTTTGCTTTAAGTATAGTTTGTTGTAGTACTAATGAAGTGTTTATAGCAAGATCTGGTTCTATACTTCACTATAATAATAGTGGAGATTACTCTACTCTTGGTGGTGAAGGATTAAAAGAGTTACCTGAAGGTGTAGTTATGAAACTTAATATGAAGACTCGTAGATGGAATAAGCTATGTACGTTTAAGCATGATTCACCCTTTTCATTTATATGATTTTTAATATGATATTTTCAGCAACCGCAGGTAGAGATATAGATACGTTACTTTGGAAGACGAGCGATAATTCGTCTGTTATTTTTAAACAAAATAATAAAGATTCTCTTCACAAAGTATACAATAAAGCAATTGACTTCGCAATTCAAGAAAATGTTAGAAGCTTAGTGTTAGTTCATGATGATGTTATCTTAGAAAATTTTACAGAAGATAAATTAGAGGAACTATTTAAGAAATATGATGTAGTAGGATGTGCTGGTTCTAAAGAAGTTAATCTAAAACCTCCAGCATTATGGCATTTAATGGGAGGAGGATTTGGATCACCTAATTTACATGGTGCTGTAGCTCATTTAGATGATAAGGGTAAAAAACGTATGACTCCATTTGGAAGCTACCCTAATAGAGCGGTTATAATTGATGGTGTTTTTATGGCTATCAAAAGAAAGGTATTCCAAAAAATTAGATTTGATGAATCGTGTCCATCTAAATGGCATTTTTATGATTTGGATTATTCAATGCAGTGCAATAAAGCTGGTTTTAAAGTGGGTGTAGGAGATATCTTAGTAACGCATAACTCCCCCGGTTTAGAATCTTTCAGCGAAGAGTTTATCAAAGGTCAGGAGTGGTTTTTGAATAAGTGGAAAACGAAATAATTGATTATATCATATTATTGTGAGTAAATTAGACTTAGATTATTTCGAAAACGTCTTAATGTATAAGTCTCTTACTGATGGGACTTATCTAGCTTCTGTAGCTGATTTCGTACAGCCTGAATTTTTTAAAAGTAAGGCTATTGCTAGTATCTTTACTATTATTAAAGACTTTTCTGAAAAGCGTAACAAGCTACCTACTGTTACCGAGATAAAATCTCATCTTGTTACTGATGATCAAAAGCAGTCATTTAAAGAGTTAGTTACGTCTTTTAATGATATAGATAAAAACTTAGATAAAGATGAATTGTATGATAATACTGAGCAGTTTCTTAAAGAAAAGGCTGTATATCATACTATGCTTAATGTAGCAGAGGATGTATCAAGCGGTAAAGTAGATACTTCCGTTGTATTAGATAAGTTTGAAAAGTCTTGTAATATTAATTTAGTAACTGACTTGGGTTTAGATCTGTATAGTGATATCGATGTACTTATCGATGATATTAATTCGGATGAACGTCATGTACCCAGTAATTGGGAATGGTTAGATGAAACGTTAGGTGGCGGATTTCTAGAAGCTGGTAAATCTCTGTATGTATTTGCTGGTGAAACTAATATTGGTAAATCTATCTTCTTAGGTAATATTGCTACTAATATAGCTAAACAGGGTAAGAATGTTTTAGTGGTAACTTTAGAAATGTCTGAATTACTTTACGCTCGTAGACTTTGTACTAACGTAACTAAAATTCCTATGAAGGAGCTAGCTACTAATACTCCTTCTATTAGGCAAGCTGTTAAAAGTGAAGAAGGTAAACTCTTTATTAAAGAATTTCCTCCGTCAACTATTACTCCGAGTCAGTTAAAAGGCTTTGTAAAGAAGTTTCAAGATAAAGGTATTAAGTTAGATGCTATTGTTTTGGATTATCTTAACTTAATGCATTCTACTATGGGTAATAATTCCTATGAACGTATTAAGCATGTTACCGAGCAAGTTCGTGCTATGAGTTATATCTTTGAATGTCCTATTATATCGGCTACTCAGTTAAATAGATCTGGCTTTGATACTGAAAACCCTGACTTAGCTACTATATCTGAGTCTATTGGATTAGCTGCTACTGCTGATGTAATTGTATCTATCTATCAGAACGAAGAAGATAGAGAATTAGGTATTATTAGACTGGGTATGATGAAAAACCGTTATGGTCCTAGAGGTACTACTCAAGCTATGAGAATTGATTATAGTACTTTATCTATTGAAGAGGCTGATGATGTGGAGTTTGAAGATGATGGTAACGAAACCCTTAATGCCTTGGTAGGACTTGCACAATAAGGAACTTTTTATAAATATACCTAGTGAATATCCAGGTATGGACAGATACAGATCTACATGGTGCAGGTGGTGCTCTATTATTGAAGTGGTTATATAAAAATTCAAAAACGTTTAACATAAACGACGTTACTGAATCTACATTTACTGGTCGTTTTAAAGGAGCGTTAGATACTTTAGATCATTACGATAGAATCTTTATTGTAGATTTAGATCTAAATGAAGAACAAGTAAAACTTGTAGATAGAGATAACGTTGTCGTTATTGATGGTCATAAAAATCATAGCAAGTATAAAGATTTATACAGTAAAGCGAAAGTTATTATTGATGAAAGTTATTTTTCTGTAGTCAATCTTATAAAAGATAAATTTAAGAGTCATTTAAGTCTTACTAAGGAACAATCGGAGCTTATAGACCTAATAAACGGGTATGATTGGTATAAATCTAACAATGACTCGTTAAAACTTAATGCAGTTTACTACAATTTAAATACACCTAAAACGGAAAACTTCATTAGTAACTTTTATAACGGTTTCAACTCGTATACTATAGAGCAAAAAAATTCTATAAAGTTATTTTTCAGAAAATTCAAAGAGCAAATTAGCAGTAATAGTATATTTAAAGGTAAAATAAAGGATTATAACGTAATTGCGTCATTTGGTGATTATGCTATAGGAGAACTAGCTCATTTTTTACTTAGTAAGTATAATGCTGATATTAGTGTTATTGTCAATACAAAAGCTAAAACTGTATCGTTTCGAAGATCAAAAGATTGCGATGCTGATGTAAGTTTATTAGCTAAAAAATTATGCGATGGTGGAGGTCACCCTGGATCAGCTGGAGGTAAATTGACTGATAAATTTGCATCCTTAACGAAACAATTTATACCATGTTAAATAAAAATATTAATCTTGCCCCGTCAAGCACACTTATAAAGGATGAAACAGAACATCTACTTTTATGCTTTTGTACTTTTTGCTCGCAATTAAAAGGAAAAAAGCTATCATTACAAAATATATTCATCCTAGTTTTACAGGAAGAAAAGATACGAAATATTTTAAAGGAACTTTTAACCATTGAAACTAACTTTGATGTAGTTAAACTATTTATAGACTTCGAACCTTCCATTACAAAGTCAAAATATATTACTAAGTACCTTAACTCACATTCAGATATAGATTTATGATTACAGAAAAAGAGAAGTCCATATACAATAGCTACTTATATGCTTCTCGAAAGGCTAAAAACAAGCCGGTAAGATTAAGACAAAATTTTGATAGTCTAGAAAGTAAAGATGAAGTAAGTCTTAAAAAATTAAACTTACTCTTATCAAAGTATAGTCATATTAACTATAGTGATTTCTTTATAGCGCCTTATAAAGTATACGGACCAGATAATTACTTTGATTTATCTTTCTTTAATACGAGAAAGGCTATTAAATGCTATTCTCTTTACTGTAGAGATAAAGAGGTGCAGAATCCTGATAGTGATGAGTGTATTAGTACTCTAAAAGAGTGTTTAAAATTTATTTACGATTATTGCGAAGAGGAGAAAATAACACTCGCTCAATATAAGAACTACTCTAACGTCGATACTCCTAACTCTATACCAATCATATTTACTCATTTGAAAAATCACAAGATTAATTTTTATCTTGTGCATGCTCTTGGTGTAGATTCAGTTATAAAGGAATGTTCCGGAACGTTAACTTGGATCATTCCGGAATTTTACGATCTATATGCTCAGACGAGAGCAAAGTTCCTTAGTTCAAAAGAGCTAAAGCATAAAGCTAAAAAAGGTCTTAAAATAATAGAACAAAAGCTATTGAAGTTTAGTAGTCAGGCGTTATAATTAGCGTATGAGTACTTTTAATACTTCAATGTTCCAATCAATTAAAGATGCGTTAGCTACTTCTGATAGTAAGGGGTCAGCTAAGTTTAACGAGATTATGCCGACTAAGTCGGGTAATACTTATACGGTAAGACTTTTACCTTTTGCTAAAGATCCTAGTAAGACGTTCTTTCATTACTATAATCATGGATGGACTTCTTATGCTACTGGTCAATATGTACAGACGCTAAGTCCTCAGACGTTTGGTGAGCGTGATCCTATTGCTGAAGAACGTTTTAAGGTTCTTAGAACTGGTAGTGAAGAAGAGAAAGAAAAGATGAGCGCTGTTCGTCGTCTTGAAAAGTGGTTGGTTAATGTGTATGTAGTAGATGATCCTACTAATCCTGATAATAACGGGAATGTTAAAATCTTGAGGTATGGTAAGCAGCTTCATAAGATTATTACTGAAGCGATCGAAGGTGAAGATGCTGAAGAGTTTGGTCCTCGTATTTTTGATCTAGGACCTGAAGGTGTTAGCTTTAAGATTAAAGTTGAGCAGCAAGGTGATTATCCTACTTATGTATCTTCTAGATTTACTTCTGCAGGTAAGATTGACTTATCTGAAGACGAGCAGAAGGGTATTTATGAAAAGGCTTTTGATCTAAATGAAGTCTTTACTCTTAAGTCTTATGACGAACTTAAGCAAATGCTTAACGAGCATTATTATTGCAGAACGGAAGAAGAAGAGACTGCTCCTGTAACTTCAGCTCCAGTACCTGTAGTAGAGACTCCTGCTGAGCCTGAACCTGCTGTAGTATCTAACGATACTGTTGAAGAAGATATTGATGAGCTTTTAAAAGACCTTTAATAAAAAGATGCAAATGACACCTGAAGAAAAAAATGCTGTCATGCAGTTTATGGGTACCACGTATGGCGAAGCTCATAAAAATGATGGTATGATGGTAAGCCCTTCAACAAACTTAAAACCATCAGCTGAAGCGTCAAAACGTGCTTTTGAACAAACGGCGAGAATGCCAACTATTCAACGTAACAATCAACAACCGCAGCCACAGCCACCAGCCAATCTAGGCGAATTTCCTCCTGAACAACAAGCACCCACACAACTAGTTGCACCAGTATCACCGGAGCAAGCAGCTCAAGAAATTGCAGCTCAGCGCGTTATTAGAACAGAGCAATCTCCAGTAGTTGAAGAAGTTGATCCTAATCAAGTAGAGTTTGATTTTTCTGAACCAGCTAAGATTGATCAGCTTATAGATCTAATTAAAGATCAAAATTTGATTCTTAAAGATATTAGGTTAAAATTAAGTGATGGTAAGAACGCTAAAAGTAAAAAGTAAAAGCGAGTATCTAAAATATCTAGATACTGTTTCTAAGATTAACGATACTGGTATTATCTTTGATGTTAAAGATGATAAGCTAGTCAGTTTAGTATCTAGTTTAGATAGTACGTTAATCTTGCATAGTGAGTATAAATCTAACTTTGAGTTTAATACTAGTCTTAATATACCTGATGTTAAGAAACTAAAGCATGTACTTGATACTATTGAAGAAGAGTCTTTAGAGATTGATATTAATTCTAATAATCTTGAATATAGCGGTAACGGGGTTAAGTTTAAATATCATCTATATGAAGAAGGTTTTATAACTAAGCCTAATATTAATTTAGAAAAGATTAATGGATTTAAGTTTGATGTAGAGTTTAATTTAAATAAAGCTACTATTCAAAGATTGTTTAAAGGTAGTACCTTCGCAAGTGAGACTAATAAGATTTATTTTTATACTGACGGTGAATCGCTAATGGGTGAACTTACGGATAGGGCTAGACATAATACTGATAACTTTACTTTAAGTCTCGGTAAAGCTAACTTTAAGCTTGAGCCTATTGCTTTAAATTTAGATAATCTTAGATTGTTATCTTTACTAAATGATGATATTAGAGTGAAGATCAATACTGAATATGGTGTTATTGTATTTGATATTGAGGAAAGTAATATTAAATTAAGATATATAATTTCAGCCTTAACACAATAATGATTAATCAACAAAAAAAGAATAAGCTTAAAACTCCAGGATATTTTATTAAACGATTAAAAGATAACGATTTTGTTACTCTTAGAATATTTGATAAATATAATGACAGCGATCCAAGAAAGTGGACAGTATTAGTAGATCCAAAAGGCTCTTCTGTGTTCATTACTTGTTTTGAGAATACACCATTTAAAGATGAATATTTGTTTCAGTTTAATGATGGTAATCAATTATTTAAAAACAGCTTTAGTTTAAAGACTGATTCAATTGAGGTTGTAGTACAAAAATTACTTAAGAGTGGTGTAAGGCAGAAGAATGAAAGTAAATTTATTGAATAAATAAAAATATGGATGAAGAAGATCATAACTCTCCGGAGGACGAAGAGCTTAGAGAAATGATCGAACGCGCTTTGAAAGATAATTTAAATGATCGTAAAAAGTTTAAAAAGCGGAAAGACCTAGCTAATCGGTTGGCTAATATATTAACTGAATATTTGGATAGCTACATTCTTCTTGGTTATGATTTTTCCGGTAGACATTTAGATATTAAAGCTGCCTCTACACCACAGCAACAAGAGGCTTTAAATTCATTCTTAATGAAATACTTTGCAAGTGAAATGCAATCTATAAAAGGCGGTACAGATGAGTTACTCTAAAAAACAAATTTACGCTGTTGAAACAGGAGACTATGTTGGTCAAATGTTTGCAGTAGTTGAAGTAAATAAAGATCATATAGGTTGTCTGTCATTACCAGAAATGGAAAATATTAAAGTACCTAAGGATTCGTTTGATTCCGGAAGGAACAATGATATACTATCATTAGTAGAAGAGCTACCTAAAGATGTTTTTAAGGTAGTAGAAACTCAATATTTTAAAAATGAAAACTCTGATAATAGACGGGAACAACTTAATACACCGAACGTATTATACAGCAAAGAATCAGGCGAAAAAGAGTGAAGACCACTCTCAAGAAAAGATTAACAACCTTCATATATACTTTACGCTTAACGCGGTGAGCTCCTACGTGAAGCAGTTTTTACCTGATAATACTATATTTGTATGGGATGAAAAGCCTATTTATAGACCCAATATACGTAAGGAGATGCTTAAGGAGTATAAGGGTAATAGATCTAAAGATAATTCACCTCATCAAAATAATGAAGTAATAAAATCGATACTTAAGACTATGGGCATTAATTCTATATTCCCTAGTCAGTTAGAAGCAGATGATGTAGTAGCATACATATGTAGAGAGAAGGAAGGATCTAAGGTAATTATTTCAGTAGATAGAGACTTTCTACAACTAGTAAGTAAAGAGTGTACTTTGTATGATCCGATAAGAAAGAGGTATTTCGATTATATTTCTTTTGAAAAGGAGACAGGATTTAAAACTGTTGAAGAATGGTATACTGCTAAATGTCTAACTGGTGATAAGTCTGATAATGTATCAGGTATACCTCGCTTCGGTCCTGCAGCAGTTAAAAAATACCTAAATGACCCTAGTTATCTTCTAGATGAATCGCAGCAAGCTATCTTTAAACGTAATGCAGATATTTTTTGTTTAGATAAGTATGAATCATTACCCGAGGAAAAGCAGTACTATAAAGAGCAGCTAGAAGTTAAGATAGATACATGCTATAAATCATTTCTTAAATATTGTAAAGATTATTCCTTTGAAAGAATTTTATCAAAAAAAGAAAATTGGTATAATTTGTTTTTTATGGAAAGCTTGTATAATAAACTAAATGATATCGCTTCCTGAAGATTTTGTTATACTTAAGTTTTACGAGTTAGGTTTTTATCCTAAGTATAATAAATTTAATAATGTATATCAATGCAGTTGTCCTATATGTAGAGAAGGTAACTCGTTAGGTAAGAAAAGAAGGTGTTATTATATTCCTAAAAATGAGAATATATTTTGTCATAATTGTGGTTGGTCAGGTAAGCCGTTAAGATGGATAAAAGAGGTATCTAATTGTTCAGATAACGAAGTAATAAAAGAACTAAAAGAATATGTACCAGACGCGCAAGATATTATTGTCAATAAAGAACAGACTCGACCTACTATTCAGATCGAAACCTTACCTAAGGATAGTGTTAATTTGTCTGATGAGTTTCAGCTTGACTATTATAATAGCAACTCTGTTATTACGGCTGTTCGATATCTGGTTAAGAACCGTCGTTTAGATACTGCAGTAAATAGACCTGAAAACTTATACGTATCATTAACAGATAGAGTTCATAAGAATAGATTAGTTATACCCTTTATTAATGAGAAAAAAGAAATAGAGTTTTATCAAACACGTACAGTTTTAAATAAAGATAATAAAACTAAACCTAAGTATTTAGGTAAAGTGCAAGCTGAGAAAACTTTATTCAATATAGATAGGGTATCTAGTGATCATGATAAGGTTTATATTTTCGAGGGCCCGCTAAATGCTTTCTTTACTAAAAACTCTATAGCTGTAGCAGGTATTACCGAACGAGGTAGATCGTTTACTCAAAGACAAGAACAGCAACTCAACTCTCTTAAATGGTATGATAAGGTGTGGATACTCGACTCTCAGTGGGTTGATCAAGCGTCCTTAGTAAAGTCTGAAGTATTACTCAAACAACG